TGTAAGGATGTCAGGTATGTTTTCACTGATACTCCTAAATTCATCACCTTGTAATCTACCACTTGCAAAAGCCTGCGATAACTGCAAGATACCAGCTTCAGCTTGTGCTCCAGCGGCACCACTTAGTGCAATACTCTTATTGACAGTGTCAGTAATCTTTACAAGCTCTGCTTGTGATAAACCTAGGTTGCCTGCGTTTAGTGCTAGTTTCTGATAAAGTTCAGTTGTGCCTTCAAAACTTTGTCTTGTATTTTGTGCAACAGCAAACAACTGTTTTTGAACTTTTGTAAGTTCTTCTGTACTGCCTGTAACCAACCTTAATCTGTTATTGATTTGCTGGTAAGCGTTTATTTGTTTTTGTATTGCACTTACAGAAAACGCCGCGGCGGCTAGCCCTGCTAACCTACCAAGACTTCGTTCTATACTGCGTAAAGGACCTTGGGTCCTATCATTTACGCGGACGTCTATTGTTTGTGTTGCCATCTAGCGTTTTCCTTTGTTGCTCCAACTCCCACTTGAAATAAGCGGACCAAGTTTGTATTTCTAGGACACTGAACTGATATACCTCTTCTATACTTTTACCTAGTGTAGTTGCAATCTTGCAAATAAGAAGTAGTTCAACGTCCTCATTTAGTTTTTTTCAACGTCCTCTAGATCATAATCTTCACTAGAAGCGTTGATTTCAGAACAAACACGGATGATTACATTTGGATCAACTTCATACATAAGAGCATTTTTATCGTGCTTCTTAAACATAGGCTGTCCTTCTGGATCTAATGCTTTTAACATCAATGTTTCTACCAGTGCTTCAACTGTTTTGTTCTGCTGTTGTAGTGCAATAATCTTTTGCTCTACAGCCATACTATATGATGGTTTGAAATATACGTCAGTTTCCCATTCAGGTACTGACGTTTTCAATAAACCACCTGCTAATTTATCTTTAAAGTGTTTTTTTGCGTTTGCTATCGCACTCATCTATATCTCCTTCTAGATATCTCCCTAACGGTAGGACCTAATATACCGTTTGGTGCTTGTTTAGATCGCCCAGCTTCAAGTAGGTCAATGTATGGGACGCGGTTAGCAATACGCTTACCTTCAAACGTATTTTCTAGACGCCAACCTCTTCTAGCTCGTCCCTCGTCTATTGGAGTGTTGTTGCGAGCAACATCCAATGTATCCTGTGCGATCTCACTAATGATACGTGCTTTTTCTCTTTCAAGCACGCCCATTGTTCTCTTTGTCCCTAGAATAGACAATTTAAGCATTGCTTAGACGCTTTCAATGTCCAATGCACCTGTACCTTGGAAAGATACACTTGCAGTAACTAGATCGTCAAATGATGCTGTTCTTGAAACAGATGTTACAATAACCTTGCCTGTAAATTTCTCTCCTGATGTTGAGTTTGGAAAGAATTCAACAAATAGGTCTGCATCTGAGTCTGGACGGAAAGCGTCACTTGCCGCTGAATGTCCATCGTCATACACAACTTCCATTGTGCCTGTGAATTGGTGTAATCCGCTTTTGTATGTTCTTGCCGCATCGCCCATAACAGTGTCTTCAATCACATCTTTTGTGTGTTCAACTGTCCAAGAGCGAACTTCAGTAACAGCAGTTTCACCAGTGCTGTCTGTGCCAAGTTTTACTTGACCATTTTCACCTGTGTAGGTAGCCATATTAGTTCTCCTCGTTTTCTGGCAGTTCGTCGTCTAGTAGATCTTCTAAGTGATCGTTCCAATCAGGATCTTCTACTTCTTCAATCTCTTCAACAGCATTTGAAGTCACCTCAGCGGATGCGGTTATTGCATTTCTGGATAGTGACTTTTTAACAGGATCAAGGCTCCAACCTTCATCCTGAAATCTTTCAACACGGTCTGACTCAATCTTTTGCCATTCACCGTCTTTATACATTTTTACATATTTTACTGGCATTATACTGCTCCTTTAGTAAATGAGTATTGAACTTCTGCTGTGACAACAAACTCGCCTAGTGGAGGTGTCCTATCAACAACTTCAATCTCTGTAATGTGTGTGGTAGCCGCTCTTGTAGCACCAAGCTCTCTATTTCTGTTGGCATTTAGTGCTTCTTCAATACGTTCAATAAGCAAGTTGCGTTTTTCATCAACTGTTTGAACTTGCCCTTTGCGTCCTTCAGAACGCACAAAGCCTCTTATTTGTACTTCAATGACACCGCGACGATTGCCACCCATTGTGTTGTCTCCACGGGTTTCATTGCCTGTGCTTACAAGTAGTGCTGGAAATTGTGTGATTGCTAGTTTTTCTACATCAAAAGGTTCGCGTGTTACGAAGTTTGCCCTTGGCGGTGCCATATCCTCAAGGACTTCAAGTATGTTCTTGGCAATATCTTCTCTGTTGCTCATATCCTACTACCTTTTTAGGCGTAAGAAATGAGTCGCTTCTTTTTCTGCATCAGATACAGTGCCTGAAGAATCTAAATCGTACTCTACGCCATCTCGCAATACTAAATCAAACTCTCTTGCATATTCTTCTCTGTAAAACTCCATCTTACGTTCAAAGATGTCAGTTTCAGGTTCAAACTTTGCAAGTTTAGGATAGATGTGGAAACCAAGTGCCTGATATGCAGTAGCTCTTGTGAGTTGGCTTGCTGTATATAGGTCTTCGTCTGGTTCTAAGGATCCTGCAATATATCTTGCATCATATAGGCCGTGCTGTTGTGTAGGCCACCACTTGATGCGTAAATCACGGAACACGTCTGCTTGTGCCCGTACAATCTCGTCATCAAAGTCTGGGATTCCGTAGTCCAGGATGTCTGGTTCGTATTGTTCAATATCTGAAATGGTTGCTAAAGTAGCCATTGGAGTTCTGCTCCTTATTCTCCAGGGGTGGTCCTTCCACCTATCCTCAATGTTATTTATGCAAATACAAAAATAGGGGGCTCAAACCCCCTATTCCTGCCCACCCTACAGCCAAGTACTGGGTGGTATTTCAACTTCTATTAAAGTTGTGCGTCACCTACGATGCCAACGCCGTATGCGTCAAAGATTTCGCCAACGCCGTATGCCATAGAACCAACAATTTCTGTTGCTCTGTGTGAAGCATCACGCTGTTCTTCAATACGCATATCACGCTTGACCATATAAGCAAGTGCGTTGCCGCTCATTGCCGCACCAACAAAGTTGCCTGCTGAGTCACCAGTAATTACTGTTGATTCAAAAATCTGCATACCTGCAACCTGACCTACGTATCCGCTTCTTAGAGCTTCGTTTGCAAGATCGTGGTTGTTCATTGGTGTGTTACCATTACCAGCAAGTAGCTTCTTGATCTGGAATGCCTGGTATGGGTGTAAGACACACACATATGGTCCAGGTGCGTTGTTGTTACGCAGTGTAGCCGCTGCCTTGAACAAATCATCAATTGTAAGTTCTGCTTCTGCTTCACCTACTGTGTTTGTAAAGCCGCTGAATAGACCTGCTAGGTCTGTATCAACTTTCTTAGCCATCGCATCACCCAACTGACGACCAATTGCAGCCGCTACGTCTGAAGCCGCTGATTCACGAGCAAGGTCTGATAGTGTTACCATAGCACCAATCTCTGAAGCAGTGATTTCTAGTGAAGTTGTGTCAAATGCTGTGTTTGTTGTGATGTCATCACCGTCTGTAAGACCTGATGCTGAAATCGCAGGATAGACTGGAATCTGTGCTGTTAAGCCTGGTGTTCCAACCATATTGTAGTTATTGACCAATGGTCTGATTACTGTTTGCTCTGAAAGAGTAAATTCAGCCGCTTGGACGATATTGGCATACAGTTCGTTTAAGACGCCTGTATCTGCCGCGTTAAGATTTACTGACATTTCTGTTCTCCTATGTTATCAGTTTATAAGCGAACGCCTTTGGCTCGCATAATCTGAGCATATCTAGCTCTGTGCTCTGGGTTGGACATATCCAACTTCAGAGGGTCTGTTTCAACCACAGGAGCCTGCTTGCCTACGCCTTGTCCAGTACCACTTCCATTTGGTCCTGCTTGAACAAAATGCGGGTTGGCAGTAAGGAATTCATTTACCAGGCTTGATACTTTGAGAGGTTCTCCATTCTCATCATATCTAACTTGCCCGTTAGTATCAACCACATCAACAGTACCTCCTTCATTTAGCCTTAGGTTCGTTTTCAACAGTTGCACCACTTGTTGTGGATTGACTGCTTTCTGCGAACTTGCTTCATTCAATAAAGCACCATCAACTTTGATAGAAGTTAGTTCAGTTTCGTACTGTTGGATCTTGCCGTTAAACTTTTCAGCCTGTTCCTTCAGTAGTTTTTCAAACTCACCACGCTTTTCAAGTTCTTGTTGGCGTGCTGTTTCTTTTTCTTCTACCATTTGGTTATAAAGGTCTAAATCAACATTTGAATATTTCTTTTCAAACTTTGACTTTTCCCTTGCGACCCTTTCAGCAACAATACGATTTACATCTTCTTGTGTTAAAAGGTTCTCATCCTTTGCCTGTGTTTCTACCTGTTGTTCTGTTGGAGTAACAGTTGTCTCCGTTTCATTTACCGCTTGATCTGCGTCCATTTTATACCTCTTTCATATTGGTTGAGTTCTACCACCTGCCCCCTAAGTGCAGTATTGCTTTTATTTAGCGTTTTCACGCATAAATGTTATATTTTAGGTGTTTTACTTCTTCTTTTTGCCACCGCGTGTCTTTTTCTTTTTGCGTCCGCCTCTCATAGCCATTGCGTTACCCTCCTGTAAAAGTTATGATTAGTGCAGATACACTAACTGCAACACTTATAATTATGCCCCCAAGTGTCAAGCGAGTGTATCTTTCAATGTGTGCCAAGTGGTTGTCACGGATTGTTTCTAATGTATCTTCAATATTATTGAAGCGTTTTTCAATATCATCAAGATTCATTTTCATCTTCAATCTCCAACCAACTTTGATGCACTGTATAACCTAATGTCTTAGAACGTTCCAATATTTCTTTGCGGCGTGCTCTACAAAGATGGAACAGTTCTAATAGGTTATTTCTAGCCCTCACGCCTGCTCTCTTTGAGTCTTTCTGCTCAAACTTGTGTATGTTCGTGTTGTATTCAGCGAGAACTTCTCTTATGCGTTTCTCATTGCCAAAGATAAACTCTCTATCTGGAACATACTTACCCACCAAACAGCTCCTGTAGTTCTGGATGTAATCTTAGGATTTGTTCGTTGGTATAACCTTGTTCAACCATCTCTCTGAAATGTGTAACAAGTTGTTCTGGTGACTGCACTGGTTCGTGTGCAACAGCATCGTCTGCTGGTGGCTCACCATATTCTCTCATAGGACCAATCATTTCATCAATCTCATCCCAGCTTTTCTCTGTGACGGTTGAAAATATCATCCTATCCATTTTTTCAATCATATATTGATTTGTAATACCTGACTCTTTTGCTAACTTTAACATTTGTACGTCATTGGCTTTGTCTGCAATGCTAAATGTGCGAGGATAATCTACATAACCATCCCAAACTTCACCTTGGAACATTGCCCAACAACGCCAAATCTGTTCTTCTGCGTGTTCTAGGCTCATTGCAAAGTCAGCAAGTTTAGCGTTAAGCATTTGGAACTCTGTTTGTAATCCAATGCCTGACAGTCTTCTGCTTTCAATGCTTCTTATACCACCTAAGCAAGCCATCCTGTCTATGCTTTCTACTTTGCGTTCCATCGCTTGTAAAACACTTTCAATGCTTGTGCCGTCTGGTTGTAGTAGGTAAGGTTTTAAACCTGGATCCATACCTTGTGGCAGTTGCACTATTGAACCTGCACCTGCACTTGCTTCTGTGTCTGCTGTTTTTACTAGGCTTGGGTGATTGGTTAAACGTATGATCTGTTCAACTTCTGAACTAAACTCATACAGTTCTTTTTGTGTGTCAGCAATATCGCCTATTGCACTAATGCCAATACCGCGTATGTTTGAACGTTGTGCATACACGCAAACAGCTGGTATCTTGCCTAGTTCATTTGGATAAGTTTCAACTATGTCGCCAACTTGATCATCACCATCAACCATATAGACATTGATTTCGTCTGGGGTGTATTCCCTTACGTACTGTTTGTTGTCTATAATCTCTTCTTTGATTTTCAAATACTGTAGAGCATACACACCATTTGCTTCACGTGCGTATTCCCAATCTAAAACATTCTCTGGTGTGAATAAACTTACGTATGGACGTATGCCTTGCTCAAGTTCTTCAGCTCTTGTCATTACTTGTGAGTTTGGCTTATCTACCATTACCCAGCAGTGTCCATATATCATTGCATATGTGCTTACATCTCTTATAAACGCATCATAACTTCTGCCATCTAGGTCTGCGTCATTTAAGAAAGGCTTTAACCCTGGATTGTTTTCAATGCTACCATATGAACGTTTGATTGGACGTCTAAACAAGAAGCTGTTGTAGATACCAGTCACGCTTTTCACGTGATTATCTACTGCTAACATACGCAAGCGTTTTTCGTAGTCTTCTCTACTTTCGTAGTAGTATGGTTCTAGGTACTTTCCCATAAAGTAATCATAGCCACCTTGGTAGCTGTCATTGAGGAAAGCCCATCTGTTGATATAATATTTGTATTGTTCGTGGGCATTAAGGATAAGATCAACATTACCTTCCAATCTGCCTTTTACTATTCTACCTCTTATTACAGGCATTATGTCCATCTCCTATTGTTATTACCAGTAAATGCCCAACGTTGTGGTGTTGAACTCTCCATTTCAGTGCGTAGTGGATACAAGAAGTCAATCAAGTAACCAACTGCGTCTGCCATATGGTCAAGTTCTCCGTCTTTTTCAATAACAGACGTGCCTGGTTTATATACCATTTTCTCTAAACTGCTGATTATTTGTTTGCATTTAGGATCAACAAACAGTGTTCTATCTCCACGTGTGTTCTTTAGTTTAGCATTGACACTATTGACCCTGTCGCGTATTGGCGTGTGGCTGTTTCTAACCTGCACTCCAAAACCTGCGTTCTGCAGGATGCTGATGTCAGTTCTACCACCAGCACTTGTTTTTCTTTGGCGTCCAGCAGGATCTGGATACATTATGATCCTACTGTTGCCGTATCTGCGTTTTAGTTCATCACAAATCTCATCTGTGTTTGAACCACGCATACAGATTTCATCTACGAAATATACCCTATTGTTTTCAATCACTGCAATAGCACAACTCATAGGATCAACGTTGAAGTCAATGCCTACGTGTATCTCTCTGGTGTCCATACCTTTGGTTTCTAGCAGTGTTTCTTTACGATCAAAGTTGTAATAAACAACACCTGAATAGGTAGTAAAGGTTGCAAGGTATTCTTGTTCAAAAGTGCGTTGGTCCATATCACGCTTTGCATCTTCTACTTCTTCTGGTGGCACATTGCCTCCTTCAATAGTTGTGTATGTAAAGCCTGCCCAATCTTCTTTTGCAAGTGCAGTTGAATACATATCGTGGCTCCAACTGCCTACACCTCTTGGTGTGCCTGTGAATAATGCACTACCATTCTTGTCAGACAATGTTGGACGCAACACTTCTGTCCAAGTTTTAGGATCAATGTCTTGGAACTCGTCCATAACAATAAAGTTTAAACCAACACCACGTAGGCTGTCTGGAGCATCTGCACCTTTTAGGTATATCTTGCTACCATTCTTCAAACGCAACATAAGTTCTGCTTCATTTGTTGCTTCTACCCAACGTAGGCTCTTGAGTTTTTCTTTTATTTGATCCCAAACAATGTTTTTTGCCATCCTATAACTAGGAGCAACGTACCACACTAAGCTATTTGGTATGCTTGCGTATTTTGCAAGTTCTCTCATAGCAACGTGTGTTTTGCCAAAGCGTCTGCCTGTGACTGCCACGCGGAAACGTGCATCACTGTCACATATAGTTTTTTGTGGCACGCTCAATGGCATTTAGTCGTCCTCCAACAGTATATCAAAACTGCCTGAAACACCTGTGGTGGCACCAACAACCTTTGCTTGCAGTTGGATGTCTGTTTTGCCTTTGAATACAACAGGTATTGTATATTCTTTGTCAAAGTGATTTGTTTGGAACTGAACAAGATCTCTTGTGCGGAACACACCACCATCTTCTCTAGCATAGATTCTCATTTGTGCGTCTTTGTCTTTTTCTTCAACGCCACCGCCTATGTCTGTAAGATAAGCAATCTTGTTCCTTGGCACTGTGTAGATACACTGTAGAGTTTGGTTATGATCTGAGTCAATATGTGCCACAGTTGTGCCATCAATAGTAATGTCAGCGTCAGCACTCAATGCCGTTGATCCGCTTACAAACGCTCTATTGACCCTAATAAATGTTTCTGTGGTTGTGCCATCACCACTGCCATCCAGTGTGATAGTATCAATCTGTTCATCAAAGTTTGCGTCTAAACCTTGGACAGTAATAACCACACCTGAGTTTGAACTTGCTGAGTT